CTGCTGCTGTTGAGTCTGCTTCTTCTTCTTCTGATGTTGTTGAGTCTGATGATGCCGTGGTGGCTGCTGCTGGTACTGGTGATGCTGCCGCTAATAATGATAAACCGGTTGTTACTGCTGCTCCTCATCCTCCTCCTCCTGGTCCTCCTCCTCCTCCTCCTGGTCCTCCTCCTCCTCCTCCTGGTCCTCCTCCTCCTCCTCCTCCTAATCTTAATGACGATAAAGCGAATGCGAAGGCTGCTGCTGAAGCGAAGGCTGCTGCTGAAGCGAAGGCTGCTGCTGAAGCGAAGGCTGCTGCTGCTGCTAAAGCGAATGCTGCTGCTGAAGCGAAGAAGAAACATGATGCTGAATTAATGACAGCAGTAAGAGAACGAAGAAAAAGGGTTGATGCTGCTGAAGCTGCTCAAGCTGCTATAAAAACTAGTAAAGGAGGTAAAAAGCCTACAAATTTATCAAACCAAAAAATAAACGGTAAGTCGAATAGTAGTAAATCTAAAAAAAATAATATGTCAAATAAACGTAAAACCAAAAAAGTAACTTTTGCTAAAAATAAAAAAATTAAATTTATTAAATAAGTAAATAATAATAATTAAATATTACATGATTGCATCATTGCATCATTATATCATAACACGCATTCATAGTTAAAATAATAATATAGTTCATCAAAAAGGATGACTATATTATTATTTACAAAATTATAATACTATAATACTATATTTTTACAATATATTGCCATATTAAATCCATCTATATCTATATCTATATCTATATCTATATTAGCTAATAATTGTAAGAATTGCATCATCAATACTTTCAATATTATTAAAACATATTTTGTTTATTTCCGCAGGAGAATACTTAAGATGAAGATTATTTCCCATATTACTTATTTTCTCATTCTGTTCTACACTTAGCGTGATAGAGTAAAATAACTCCAGTAACTGTATTATCATGATTCGTGTACATTTTGTAAACTCGATGTGTTCATCTAACCTACCCGGTCTCTTAAATGGTTCACCAATCTTAGTTGGGTCATTTGCCGTGCATATAATAATTCTCCCACTTGTTTCTACTAATCCATCCATGATTGTAAGTATATCCGCGTCGTTTATTATAGATTTCGTTTTTACTAAATTTGCGGGTCCATGCATTAAACCATTCGAATCACTACCTTTCTTCTTTTTAAACGAGTCGCCACCACTACCACTACCACTACCACCACCACTAGCATCACTATCGTTATTCTTGTCTCCTTTACCACTTTTGCTATCATTACTACTCGAATCACTATCTACAACAATTACACTACTTGAATCCGACATGTTTCCTACCCCGCTTAAACCCATAATCCCACTCAACAAATTCGCACTCATTGCCTTCATCGCCGCATTTGCAGCAGCAGCAGCATTTGTCGCAAGCGGTTTTTCACTAATCACGTCTAATATCTTATCAAACTCGTCAATCACATACAGGCGCTTATGTGTGGGAATATATCGACCATTAATATAATCCCCATAAAATATATTCTTCAAATCCGACACCTTTTTAATCTTGTCGATATCATTTACATTAATAATATGTCTATCTAACATTTTTGCAATCGCTTTAATTGTAGACGTTTTACCACACCCCGGAGGTCCATAAAACAAAAATCCAAGCTGATAAGGTATTCCACGTTGTTCATACCATGATTTATTTTTTACAAAAAAATCAAGACGATTTATAATCTTATCTACATCTGTGAAAAAACAATTCTTCATCAAATTTTTCGTCGTATTTAACTGATATTCGGAACATAAAATGTTTGACAGTTTCTGTTCCTGTTGATACCCATAATCATCATCGCTATTTGATATATGCTTTTCGCTTTGTATAAACTCATAAATGTATATTTTATCCGTCATTTTGTCTTCTATTTTTTTATTATATAACTTTTCGCATTTTTCGATAAAGTTGTACATGACATCAATCGGTTTCTTTTTATCCATTAAAAGTGTGAAATTCAGTTTCTTGAATTCCCTTACATCCGAATTTTTTGAATCTCCGCGATGTGTATTTATTTTTTCTATGAGAATAAATATTCCATCTTCAATTTCAATCGGTAAATTTGTACGCGGACTATATACCTTTGACATATTACTATTTTTATCAACAACTTCAATATACCTTAAATTCATAATTAATCCATTTACCTCCTTTTTCTTACGTTTTGCTTCAATAATATCCGTATAGTAATCGAGTATGTGTATAATCGGACATGGATACGTAATATGAATATTCATAGAATGATATCCTATAATATACTGGTTCCCTTGGTACATTATTCGATGCATATTTCCTTTTCTTAGACTCATATACACCTGTCGGATTGTTTCGCGATTCATTGTATATATTATATGAATACCATGTGTCAAATAACTTAAAATCTCAGTGTTATGCAGTATAAATAAAAATAAAAGAATAATAAATACATCTATATAATAGTTTCCTGTTTTCAAATTTTGTATCAAAATAATATCACCAATACCTCCTAAATTCGGAATGGGCATCATAGTTACAGTAGTATATTTGTATGGACTATATATTTATAATAGTATACCTCTAAATCGATTATAAATATATTATAAGGACTGTACTGTGTACTCTGTACTCTGTACTCTGTACTCTTCGTATCATTGAGACTAAACCTACTAAAATGGCATTGAATACTGCAAAGCGTTATCATATATCGTAGCCTTAAATGCGTCATTGTATCCTTCAACATAAACGGTGTCTCCATTATATATATTATCGCATCCCTGGTCCGATGTGCAGCTACGACGTTTATGTGTTACCGGTAATTTCACAGACTGATTTTTATCGCTCATGGTATAAAATTGCCACTTGTCGCGGCTTGGAAATAGTGGTCTTCCCATAAGCGATAGGATTGTTTCCGGACCATTGACGCGTGTAAGTATCCCTACTTGACGATATGACGAATTTATCGAGCGCGTTGGTACATTTATCGGTATTGATACACTTCCTCTTATATCCCCACCCATTGTACCGCTCATTATGCCACCCATTGCGATATCTAATGGATTTGATGCTCCATGCGGATGAAAAAATCTATCATCGCGAAGTGGCGGAGTATACGGATTTAATAAAACATCTGCCGGACCGCGAGTATATCCAGAACCGAAACTCGGTATTAAATCTAAGAAACTTCCTCCGTGCGAATGGGGGTGCGCATGGGGGTGCGGATTTGAACCCTGATTGCGAGAGTCTTTATTAAAATTATAATATGCTAAATAAATAATGAAACCTGCAATAAATAGAAAAATCACGAGTGTTATATTTTCAAAACATATTACGCCCGGAGGGCATTTCTTTGCCATTATATAAAAATATGGATATTATATTTTTATACGAGGTTATATTGGGTTATATTGAGGTATATCGTATTTTGATTTATGTATCGAATTTCGATTAATCTCACGCATCTGTTACGCCTCATGTTTTAATGTTTGTCTATATCTTAGTTTCCTACAGGAGCCGGACTGGTTTTGTTGCCTCCTGCTCCTCCAGTCAGTAACGACATTCCTGGGAATCCGCCACTTCCTGAAAACATCTTGCTTATTGAACTATTCTCAAATTTATCGAGAAAATTCTGAGCCGTATTCAAAATAGGCTCAATCGATTTTAAGTTATTAATCATTTCATTTTGTTGGGCTACCATATCACCGTTTCCCCCCATATTGGACAGTACACTAAGCGCCTGTTCTTTTTGGGCGTTTCGTCCGCTTGCCATACCAGAAGCTGTGGCAGCTGTCATTGGATTAATTGTCTCTCCATTCACCGGAGCAGGACTAAGTTGAGACATACCGTCTGTTACTTTATTGCCAAGAGGTTTTTGCATGGTATTTGCTGGCACAGCTCCCATGGAAATAGTTTCATCGGAAGTAACAGTGGGTTTAGTTTCCGTAGACTTTGCAGCAGCAGCAGCAGCAGACTCACCAACCGGCTTAGCTACAGCTTCATCGTAATTCTTTTTTGCTTCTTCATATTTCTTTTTAAGTTCGGCTTTCTTTGCGTCATCTTTTTGTTCGTCCATTTCTGCTTTTGCTTTGTCCATGATTTCTTTTAACTTTGCAATTTCTTCGGTCGTAAAATTTTCCATCATCATGGAAATTCCTCTATTTCTGAACATAACAAGAAAGTTTGTTAAAATAGTGGTTGTTAATAAAACAATAATCATATTTTTACTAAAGAATGTTGTCAATAACCCAATAATAACAAAAATTCCTATAGCTTCTAAATTATTTCTAAGTAAATAGTTTGCAGCAGTTACAATTGCAAAAAAGAAGGAAGCATATAAAACATATTTATTCGAAAGAATATTTCCAGAGCTGCTTGAAAATTTAGGGGAAGACCTTTTTGATTTCATTATAAGTATTATATATATGGTATAGAAAAAAGGTATTACAAAATAATAATAATTAACAACTATAATTATTATTACACTTATATTTTTCAAGTTGTTGCAATAAATATGGTATCTTAATCTTCATCATACTCGTCATACTCTTCATACTCGTCATATTCATCATCCGACGAGACATATTTATTATTATCACCTTTCGTCTTTAAAACATATTCTATCTCGTCGCGAATATTCTGTATTTCTCGAAGCAGTTCTGTCTGATCCATTTTAACGCGATTCAACTTAAATTCATCATTCTTAATATTCTTAGAAACTTCGCGTATATGGTCTGATAATATCTTAAGTGCCTTTTTTTGTTTTCTTTTTTCATCTAAAATTATATTATTATAGTTTTCATAATCATTTAAAACAGTTTCTAAAAAAGAGTTTTGTTCCCTTATATCCCTTATTTCTTTTTCTTTGTCAAACATATGTTTACGTTTTTTACGTAACAACTCTTTCATTTTATAAATTCTTACATCTTTTTTCATTGTCGCATTCGCATAAGACTCTTCGGGTGGTTCAGTTTCGTCGGGACTTTCGTAGTCACTACCTAGAGACGAGTCGTCGCCGCTGCTTACATCTTGTGTGCGTTGTGTGCGTTGCGTGTTTTGATATGTATAAGATGGTATAGATGCATGAGATTGGTGAGAAATAGGATAATTCTCTTCTATATATTCAAAAGCCGGACTTATCATAGAATTTTTCATAAACTCGTCTATTTTGGGAGAGTCCTTTATACTTCTTGGAGATACACCTCTCTTTTTTTGTTGTTTTACCATTATATTATTATGGATATTTATATTCGTATTTATATTCGTATTTATATTCGTATTTATATTCGTAGTTATAACATAGTTGTCACCGTTACACACTAGCAGTTCCTAATGATTTTGCACACAAGTAAATACGTTTCGAATTAAATATTATATCTAAAATAACAAATGCTACAGAATAAATTAGTCCATGAACTAACGCTACTATTATTCTACTACCGTTATTTGGAATCTTAAAAAAGAAATCAGGAATCATTATTATGAATAAAAAAATAAATAAAAAATTTTTTGTAAAATTAAGTATAGAACCAAGCATAAGTATATTATATA